TGAAACCGCCAATGATGCCAAAACAACACTCATCGCGATTCAAAATATTTTTTCAGCAGATAGTGAAAAAATTAAAACACTTGGTCGTGCATCTCAATCGGCCCAGAAAGTATTTAAGGCCTTTCAAAAGAAGCCTATGCTGACGGTTGCAGAGATTGTAAAAATGATTGGTTCTACAAAACCAACCGTTATTAAATCTTTAAAGCACCTCATGAACTTGGGCATTATTGAGAATAATTCTGAGAAAAAATGGGGACAAATGTACACTTACAAAGGCTACACAGACCTTTTATCAGCAGATGTTGACCCCTTATAAAATTACCAGATATTCCCAGATACTCTAAGAAAAATTACCAGATTCATCTGTTTCTTGTGTATTGTCCTCCTTTGGAATTAAATCTCCTGTTGTTAAACCTAATTCGGCGAGTTTGGCTTTTTCTCTCGCACGTTGTTCCAAAACTTCTTCCCAGTCCAAGCCTTGACCGGCACATTCGGCCTCTAATGTTGAAAGTCCGATATCCATTCGGATTTGACAGGCCTGAGCTTCTTTAACCGGGTCAACCCAGCCGCGCCCCGGACCGATCCATTTACATCTTGTGTAAGCGTAGCGGTTCTCGTAAAAGTCCGGTGCATCAACCAAGCTCATAAACCGGCGTGGCCCAGTAAGTGGAAAGCCATTGCCGGCGGCCGTTAAAGTATCGCCAAGCCTCCAACAATGCAGACCGGGCTGACGAATAATTGGTCTTTGAAAAGTCTTTCAAGAGCAATTCGTATGGTATGTTGAGGCCGGTTCCGATGTGTCGGAGCAAGTTTTCAACGAAAGCTCCATAAGCCGAGTTCGGTCGTGATGGTGTGAATGGCGCGACTTTATCACCAGGAAAAACAGGGATGATAGAGCCACCTTCAAGTTTAACCTGCCAATCCTTTTTCGCAGACAGGTAATCATCACTTGAGCCGCCGAACAGTTCGTTCAGGCTTTCGCCATCCATCGGAGTTTCAATAAATGCGGCTATCATTGCGTTGACGATCGCGGCCTGAAGCTCGGATCGTTCGTAATGGTCCAACATTTTGAACATCGGCATTATGGAACTGAGGACAGGCTTTCCACGAGATTGGCCGATACGGCTGATGTCGTGAACGTGTAGAACTCGTCTCCGGCCAAATGAAGTAAATGCCGGAATACGCTCCCAAGACGCAGTTCCTGTCCAAAAGTCACCCGGGTGGTCTTTTTGAATATAGTAGGCAACCGGTGCGCCATATTTATCTATTTCAATACCACCGCGGAGGGTTTTGCTATCCGTTTGGCCGTTTGGATTAGAGAGCCGGTCGGGTTCTACCAACTGAATGGTGGTAGAAAACTTCCGGTCTTTCAACCATAGCGGAATAGCCAAAGCCTCGCCATTGATCAGGCAAGACTTGAAAACTTGTGTCGTCAGGCCATGGAAAGTTAAGGACTTGGCCGCATCACATTCAAAAGTTTCGGACCATGATCGCCATAAACTCTCAACATGTGCTTGCCATTCTTCTTCCCATTCCTTGGTTTTGCCGAGTGCCTTATAGTCCGGTTTGGCCGATAAACGAAACCCGGTACCGACAATGTTATCGGACAAGGTCTGCATTGCACCGGCGGCATCCGGCAACAAATCGCTGTCGGCAGAACCGCGGCCCGGTAGCCATGAGGCAATTTCTCGCAAAGTTTGCGAAGCTGCTTTGTGTGATGTGTCTGTCATTGATTTTTCCTTATATATGTCGTATAATTAAGTTCTTTCTAACAAAAGGAGTATAAAATGGAATTTGTCTTGATAATAAAAGTAGAGGATCCCTCAATTGCTGCTGATTTGAATACTAGAGGACCTCATAATTCTGATCCTAATAAAAAAGAAGGCATAAAAGTCATATCAGAACATGGTTTCCGGGAATTGAACAACAATGATGGTAAATTACATGGTAAAATTCAAAGTCGAGTATTTTACTGTCAAGATTGTAATCCTGGAGATCCATATACCATTAAATTATCACCATACCAAGATGTTACTCGTCGTATTCCTGACAATAGAGAATTTGAAATATTTGATTATCCCCCCAAAAAATAGGCTAAAAACTCACTTTCATTATCCGGCGGCGGCATGTTGGTGCGCCTTCAGCCGCGGCAATTTGCGATTTTAGAGAGCTGATGTAGCTTTCAAGAGCTGTCCGGCTCGCTTGGTTATAGGTTGTGGTGCCAAAGTTGCCAACGTTGACGGAGACTTCCTTTTCGCCGATCATCAATTTATGGTAGGCTTCCTCGGCCTCAGCCAGCCTGGTTTTTAGAATTTCTACGTTTATAGCCATGGGTCATTTACCTTTGTTGGTTGGATTTGAATAAATTTCGGTTGCTTTTTAACTTTTATCTTTTGGTTCGGTTCCTTTGGAATAGCCGCTTCCAGTTCTTGCCAGCCGCGATCGGATATCCGGTCAAGACCGTAAATCGCTGCACCGGCACGCGCATAAACGCGGCAGTCCAAGGCTTCGTTTCGCCGGGTCGGGTCTTTTTCCCAAACTGACTTCGGATAACCGTTGGTCACCTTAACGATTTGCCGTTCAGCCGTCAGCTGTTTGAAATACTCCTCAGCATATGCCGGGAAGTGACAGCGGCCGAACTGCGAGGCATCTTCGCCGACACGTTCCATCTTCAGCCACCGGTAAAGCTCGGTTTTGATAACCGGACCGGACACGTTCCACACCTTCAGGCCTTTCTTTTTCGTATCAGCCTTTGAAGTGGACAGGATCATTGCTGTATCGCGGCTTTGACCTTTAATGGCGACAACGGTTCGCGGCGCATTGGCCCTGGCACCATTACCACCCCAAACAGCCTGGTTAAACTGGCGTACAAAGCTGTAAACGTCTTGCGTAGCATAACCGGAGTCAACGCACATCACCCGGATCGGCATTGTGATCCCGCTTTCGTGCGGATAATCCTTATTGACCACATCGGCCAGTTTGGCCCAAACCTCCGGCTTAGCAGTGTCACCGTCCAAAACATAATAGTCAACGGACCAACTTTGCTTTTGCCGGCCCCAAGCGACCACTTCACATTCGATACGGTTCTTTTGAATATCCACGCCGGCGGTCAGGAATAAACCATCGCGCGGCACAACGCCCATCGGGTAATTTTCCCGAGTTTCGTAGAGCCGTTGCCATTCCGGAGCCTCGCTTTCTTGCTCGTAGGTTTCGCCTAAAATCGTATTCCGGAAACCTTGCATCAGCGTGGCATCTTTCTTGGCTTTTTCGTAAACCTGCACGCATTCAGCCCAAGACAGCCACCCGACCGGGGAGTAAAGCGAGGATAGATGAAAGCCTGCAGTCAGGCCATCAATAGATTCCGATGTTGCCTCCCAGTGGCCGGCTTCAAGCATCTGCGTTTTATAGTGCTCCGCTATCAGCTTATGGCAATGTTCGCATTCATAAAAGACTATGCCGTTTTCCTGCGGCCGGATTTGTTCCCATTTAAGGGCCTGAAAACCGCCACAGAACGGGCAAGGCAGTTTATAGAACCTTTGGTCCGAGTGCGAAAACTCGCGCTCAATGGCCGAAACTCCCTTTATTGTCGGCGTTGAAACCAGGAATATCTTTTTCTTGGTGTTAAATGTCGCCGTTCTTCGCTCTGCCAGCAGGATCGGATCACCTTCGCCCTCGATATCGGCCGGATAACCGTCAATCTCGTCCATAAACAGGTATCGGGCCGGCATGGAACGCAAGCCAACGGCCGAATTCGCACCGGTCATCACCAACACACCGCCTTGAAAGTCCTTTGACAGCATCGTGTTGCCTTTATCGCGTGACCGGGCGGAACTGACCAGGTTTTTAAGAGTTGGACAGTCCTCAATCAGCGGATCAATACGCTGGCGCGAGTTACGCTTGGCCATTTCCACAGTCGGCGAGATAGCCATAATCGGACCGGGAGCCTTGTGAATGATGTAGCCGATCCAGTTATTGCCGCACTCGGTGCCGCCGATCTGTGCACCTTTCATAAAGACGACCTTTTGAATTGGCGACCTTGGCGACAAGCAGTCCATAATCTCTTTCAGGTAAGGTGTACGTTTGGTACGCCAGCGACCGGGTTCTGCGGCCGACTTTGACGACAAGGTCCGGTACGCATCAGCCCAGTCCGACACCGACATATAGCTGTCCGGTTCTAATCCCCGGAATATCTCTGATGCAATAAAACCCTGCAAATCAAAGGTTTCGATTGAGGAGTTCTTCGCTGTTTGAAAGGAGTTCACTGATATATTTCTCCAAAATCAATGTTGTTGTGTGTTCATCCGTATTCAGCTCGGAAGCAATAATCGCACCGTAGCGCACCGGGAAGCTCAACATCAGATCTCTGATGGAGCGGCCCAATGTGTATGCGTACTGTGCGGCTTTCTTTTTATCTACGACTTCGCCATTCAAAACCCGAAGTTTTGCCTTGGCGATCATGGCCCGGTAATAAATATCGGCCGTTTTGGCCTGTTGAAAGGTTCCCATGTTATTGGGTCGGCTTTCAATCTGAGATTCAAATATCGGGTCGGGTTTACGCTGTTTTGACTGGTCGGTATTGATGAACCAGTCCCGATTGGCTTCCTCCACGTCTATTTTGCCATCAGGCTCGGTATGAATGCGGCCGGACTTGATTGCGTTCTGAACTGCGCTTAAATTTACGCCCCTAAGTCGCGCATATTCCCGCATTGATACTTTATTTGCCATATTTCTTCACTTTCTTGCATTATTTACTGGACTAATCTTTTATTCCAAGCATTCATTGTGTTGTGTTAACCAGATAGAAAGGATAAAAAAATGACAACACAAAAGAAAAAACCAGTAGCTAAG